ATGTCAAAACCAAAAAACCTGTTTCCTTCAGACGGTGTTTCTACCGCCGGGATTTCTATGCTTCCGCCCCAGACTCCCGCCGCTTTTACTGTCAGGTACCCCTGCCGAATTGCGGCGATAAGCTCGAGAGAAACGTTTGAGATATCAGCCTCCGGGAACACCCAGACACTGATGGTCATGTCCTGGTTATCGACGATCTGCATCTTCAGGCCGGAGCCATCCAGCGCCGCGTCGAGAATGGGCGGCAACGAGTCGTTCTGGCCGTCCCAGTTGTTGATGGCTATTTTGGCCTTCAGAATGATGCGGTAAGTATCATCACTCAGCGCGGTGTAGCCGTTATCCGGGTCATATGGTCCCTGCCAGACGCCCTGGTCATATCCGAGTCCGTCCGTATCCCAGCTGAAATAGATGCCGCTGATCGGCACGCTGACGTACCGCGTGCGCCCTATCCACTCACCCAGCACATCAAGCTGAACGCCTACCGCCGAGTCGATATCAAAATCAGTGGTAAACCCACTCATCGCGGTTGAGATATCGATAAACGGGCGGGTGGTGAGATCGATGTGGTCGAAGAACTTCGGTTTGGTCGCGTGGTAGTTGGTTATCCTGTCGGTGTATTTGCTCATGAGCTCACCGTGATACTGATGTTGTCCTTACTGCAGGAGGCGGATTCGTCGTACGCAATCACGACATTCGCAGCGGCCACCGAACCGGAAGACTTACCGATCAGCAGCTCTGTGATGTCGTAATAGCGCGCATTACCGCCGCTGACCACGCCGAGGTTTGCCGGGGAGTAAATACGGCTCAGTAGCACGTCATCGCCTATCGTCAGGCTGTTGATGTAATCGGAGACGGCCTGCTTAATCTGCTCACCAATCTGCGACGTGTACCCGGTAAAAACCTTCAGCGTGATATCGACGAAGACAGGCACATCCGTTGAGCGTGAAAACCTGATGATATGCGGATTACCGTACTTATCCGGTACCGTGACGGACAGCTTGCCGTAAGTGGCAACACCCTGCCCTTTTTTGCCTCTGATGGTCTGGGCGATTTCCGTTGCATCACCGCCGTCAACAATCGCGGAGACAGAGTGTTCTGGTAACCCGTTACTGTCGGTAACGCCTGTGTCGTTCTCATACAGCATGTGACGGGTCACGCCTGCGACGTTCGCAATAGCGCCATCTACCGCCTCAAATGGCGTAACCGACGGTAACGCCACGCTCTGGCTCTGTCGGACACGCAGCTGGTCATCTCGTTCAGCAGGAACACCCACTGTCGCGGCCGCCGGGTTAGTGGCAGACGTCCATCCCCGCGTTGGCGTGGCGATCGTGGTGATGCTTCCGGGCAGCGCGGCGACAGCGCCGGGGGTGGCGCAGGTGGCTGTCACCGTTGCCGTTCCGTCCACACCAATGGTGGTGAGCGGCGGCAGGTTCCAGAGAATGTTGTTATTGTCGCGAATAGCGCCATTGGTGATCTCGGTACCCGCCGTACCGGCCAGCGCCATATCGACCGTCGAATTTGTTTCACCTTTGCGCGCGATACCGTTAATTTTGACGTTGCTGGACAGCCCTGTGCCGAATCCCGTAGACGGGGACTGGTTGTTATAAACCGCTATCGCCATGTTGTTGGCGTCGTGTACAGACAGCGCATGCAGCGCGACAGCCTGGCCGTCTTTACTGTCCGGATCGAGATAGGCGTCGGTACCATAAATCTGCTGATAGTAGCCTGTCAGCGTGTCGAGTATCGTCTGATAGTCGGGCGCACTGATCCCCTGGGCGGTTACCTTTGCAGATAACCCCAGCGTGTCGAGGTTCAAAGCCATTTATGCCTCGCTGGTGACTGTCGTCGTTCCGTAGATGGTGTCGATTTCAGCGAAGAACCGGACGCGGCGCGTCGTCGTGTTCACTGTCGTGTTGAATGAGAGAATGGACTTCACACCCTGCGTCTCAAGGATGCGCTGGCGTATGGCGAGGTTGTAGGTTTCTGGCTTCTGTTTGCCGAGTACGGACTGCATCCACGGCGTGCCGGTAGTGGTATCGAGGAACCACTGACCGTACCACAATTCAAAGCGTGTCTTCACCGCCTGCGCCACGGCTTCGGGTGAGTTAATCAGCCAAGTGTCGTCACCGCTGCCGAAGGTGTAATCCCCGTCAGCGTCTTCGCGTCTGTAGCGCATCAGTTCACCCCATCAGTGTCATCACTACCGTGCTGGACCCCGCCGTGAGTATGCGTATCGTCGATTCGTTTGCCGTTAGCTTTCACGCTGCCAATGAACTCGACGGCGCCGGTGATTGTCGATGCAACGCCGGAGACTACAGTACCGACCATGCCGCCCATCCACGACAGGAGGCCGTGGATAGTTACCTTTTCGGAGAAGTCAGCCAGAGGGGTAATAACCTCAACACCGCCGGGGGCGACGATTTTTATCTTCTTCGTTGCAGGGTTGAGATCGATAAACGTACTCCCATCTACGCTTCGAAGCTGCGCCGACGTGGTGCTGACGTTTTTGATTCTGTTGGGCTGAGATATTTGCCCGACCGAGCAGGTGGCATCAGACAAATCATGCATGCGGTCATCAACCGGTTCCTGCACGCCGCCGCTTTGCCAGAAGAAATCAATGCAGCGGTCCTGAAACTTAAGCTCGCACTCATCGCCCGGGTTAATCGGCAGAGTTAAAGTGACGCCACCCGCAGTAGGAAATACCACAGGCACATCCACCAGCAGGGGCAACGTCCTAGATTGCCTGGTGCCATCCGCTCCAGTTTCATAACCTTTGATGGCAGGCTGTACGACAGCGGTCACCGCGTCCGGGTCAAACGACTGAATAATGCCAGGCATCGCCACGCGTATTTGCGTAGATACCGAATCGGCGATAGCCTGCGCTGTTTGCTGCTCGCCGCCGATCTGTGATTGCGTCGAAATTGGCATAAAAACCCCATAAAAAAACCAGCCGAAGCTGGTTTGATATCAATTATCTGTTAGTAACTAAGCTACCTCAGTGTCACATAAGGCTTTTCCGCTGCAATGGCACACATTTACAAGGTGTATTAGGATATGTTTACAACAAATCGTTAAATGAAACATGCAAAAACTTTTCTACAGGAGTAACACATGGGCTTTAGATTTCGCAAAAGAATCCGAATTGCGCCCGGACTCGCGATAAACATTAGCAAAAGTGGAGTTAGCACTTCAATTGGTGGTAAAGGCTCCACCATTAACATCGGAAAAAAAGGCGTAAAGATGACAAATGGCCTTCCCGGAACGGGGTTGTCGCATACCACTAATCTTTACTCTCCCGGGAAATCGACAGTTAAAAAACAACTTACCCCGACGCAAAAAATAATCCGAAACATCCTGTTCGTGATTATCGTGTTTATTATAATTAAGGCTCAATATTTTTGACGCTTGCCCGCCTATCTGGCGGGCTATTTTACTTTACGGCAGTCGTATGTTGCATACTGACGCGGCGCGTCCATGCTGGCTTGTAACCACTGGGCATTGAGAATTATTTTGCCGTTTCGATTGATGTACTCAAGACCAACCCATCGCCCTGGCTGATCGGTAGCCATACGCCAATCCATCTTGATATTGTTATAATCGCCTTTGTTTTTCAGGAAAGTGATTTTTTGCATTTCAGGCTTTGCACCATTGATTCTGGCTAAACCGTCATCAGCCCAATGGATTTTAAAATCACCGCATTGTTGATCCGCAAAAGCAGGTGCCGATAGAAGCACCGCTAACACGGTAATAGCGCTAAGTAAATGTCTCACGGCCCCACCTCACTAATTCGTAGTCCCTTGCATAGCTTTCGGGCTATAAAGATCACGAGCCCCACGCGCAAAACACATTAAATCCATGTACCACGCCTGACCTCTGGTGTCGCCAGTATAGTCGATTGCTTTGACGATATAAACGCCATCTGTCGCAATGCTGGCAGCCTGAGAAGTGGTGCCAGTCAGCACGCGGTTGCCGTTCTCTTCCGTCTCGGTGATACGCCCGGGCGACTGTGCAATTTCACTATTGCCGAGCGTGGCGCGATACACAGAAGCCTGATCCAGCTGAATAAGGCCATTAATGCGGATATTGGGGTTTATCAGGCACCGCACGTTCACGCCGCCCCCCATCGTCTGCTGCGGCATACCAATCAGGCCTGAATCAGCGTTCAGCACAATGGCCTCGTGGATGTACTTATCCTCCGGGACCATCTGCACCTGACCATCCACCAGCTGCCACGTCGATTTGCACTGCGCGGCGATGTTATCCATCACGTTACGGGAGGACGTATAAATCGCGCGGCCACGTGGAAACACGGTATCCGGGAAATCGCCGGTAATGCCCTGCGTCACGCCGAATGCGTTGAAATCCTTCATCGTCGCCCGGTGCAGGTCAGCAAGGGTGTAACCGGCGGCCAGCGTGGTGATAGTGGTCGCATAGAGGAACGCTTCGTGATCCCCGATAGCCTGAACCAGTACCCAGGAGTCGGTGATGCTGTCCTTGCCGGTCGCCGAAAAACGGATATCCCCGTCAAAAATCAGCCCGTAGTTCTGGCCGTTGGTCTGCCCCTCCTGCCCGGGGGTAATATTCCGGGCGACACCGACCTGGCTTGCATCCACATCCGGCGCAATGCCATCGTACCCGGCAATGATACGGATTTTGGCGAACTCCTGCCCCAGTATCTTGTTCGTGGTATCAGGCGACAGGTTGTAAATTTTCACGTTCGCTACGCGCGGCCAGCGGGTATCCGCCCACTCTATCTGGAAAGTAACCTTAAAGTCCGACAGGGAGACGCCCTGCCCGTTCTGGTCCAGCAGCTGCAGCTCAAAATGGCGCATCCAGTTGAGAGACATATCTACTCCTGTACAA